TTCTGGTGTTTATTACTGTGATGGTGTAGATTATGATGTGCAGAAGACGGAAGGCAGCTTTGACTGGAATAAAGTCAAATTACCTAAAGGCTTCATTTATTTAGGCCATAATCAAGCACCCACTTCTAGTGAAAGAAAGTGGAAAATGCATAACTGCCACCCTTTTATAAGAGATAATTGGATAGTGGCTCACAATGGAGTGCTAACAAACTTTAAACAATTAAAGGAAAACTACTTACCAGCCCATGATAATCTAGTTGACTCAAGCATTATACCAGCTTTATTAACTCATTTTGAACATATGTTTGAGGATGCTAATACAACAGAGAAAGAACAAGACTTGATTTGCTATGTATTAGAGCTTTTACAAGGTACTTTTGGTTTATGGATTGTCAATACAAAGACATATAATGTTTATATTGCAAGACAAGGCAGTACTTTATTCTTTGATAAAGATAGCTTTTCATCTGCAAAGGGTGAAGGGTTTGAAGAACTAAAAGAAGGCATTTTGTATAAGTTTGGTAAAAAAGGTACAAAGCCCGTTGACGCATTTAAAGTAAAATCACCGTTTTTAGAATTATGATAAAATATTTACAACCAACTACAGTTCATGAAAAAATGGACTTGATGAAATTTGTTTATGATAACACTGACTCATTTATACTTAACACTTTTGGGTATGTTTGGGAAAGTAGACTGTGGTGGGTTACTCAACCTATCCAGGTTTATATGGTAGGGGACATTATTGCTGGGTTGCATGCATTTTCAGTCAATACAAAAGCACCTGGTACGTTGAAGACATACTACATTGTAACGGGTAAAGCTTTTAGAAAGCAAGGCATAGCTAAAAAGCTTACACTTAAAGCATTGAAAGACTATAAAGATAAGTGTGACAACTACTTTGTCAATACTGAACAAAATAGTGATGGTGTGCATTTCTATAATAGCTTATTTGACCATCAGTACTACTTAAGAGCAAATGAATTTGGCACGTTTGATTTAAATTTTGAAGAGTCAATTGAAAGTATTTTAAAAAATGAAAAGACAATTTGATACAGGAGCACAAAGAGATACAGATATTGGTAAACCAAGAATGAGTTTGGTACCAACTCAGGAACTTGTACGTCTTATGGACCATTACCGCAAGGGGGGAGAGAAGTACGGGTTTGATAATTGGAAACATGGCATGACTTCTTCCGTTTTTTATGACAGTGCACAGCGTCATTTACTAAAATGGTGGATGGGTGAAAAGGATGAAGACCATTTAGCTGCAGTGTTGTGGAACGTGATGGGTGCAATGTGGACAGAACAAAATAAGCCTGAACTTGATGACAGGGAAAAATACAAATGAAAAAAATTAAACTTGGAGTAGTGTCACAGAAAAAAACTTTTAAGGAAACTTTCCTTTATAAGTCACAAGCAGTAAAAGAGGATGATATTATTTTTGTAGGAGAGAATAAAGAAGCTCTTACAAAGGTATATAATGCAATGCTTAAACAGTGCAGAAATGAAAATGTAGATATTTTGGTACTGGTTCATGATGATGTTTATATAAATTGTGCAGAGTTCCTACAAAAAATTGAAAAATGTGCTGAAAAATACACGGTTTTTGGTGTAGCGGGCACGTGTTCCTTAACGGTGAAAGAGCCTGCTTTATGGCATTTAATGGGAACTCGTGAGTCTTTAAGAGGGTGCGTAGCTCATGGACCTAATGAGGAAAACTATAGCTACACGTCATTTGGTTCCGTTAATCAGCAGGTACTAATGATTGATGGCGTGTTTATGGGCATTAATTTGAACAAACTTCCTATTAATATTGCATTTGATGAGAACATTCCAAGCAAGTTCCATTACTATGACCTGGTGTTTTCCTTTGATTGTAGCCTGGCTAAACAAAAAGTAGGCGTGGTTGACATACCAATCATACATAACTCACCAGGTTTGAGAGAACAAAGTAAAGAATGGTTAGATGGACAGGCTTATTTCTTAAAAAAGTACGAGAAATACAAAAATAAGACCTTGACTGTATAACGGAAGTATAGTATAATAGACCTATGGAATTAAAACTCAATCTAGATGAGTACGAAAACGTAATTGTCTATAAATCTTTAACTGATGAGAAGTATCTCACTAGTATTATAGATCATATTAAGCCAAATTACTTCAAAGATAAGAATATTAAGACGATTTTTGAAGTGATTAAGGCTTTTTACGTTAAGCACAATACTATTCCAACAGTTACTGAGTTAAAAACGTATATAAACTCAGATGAGACAAGAGATGCGTTCAAAACTGTACTGAGAAACTTTACAAACATAGATAAAAACCTAAATGAAGATGAATTAACCATAAGCACTGAAAGGTACATTAAAGAAAGAGCAATTTATAACACGATGTTAGAGGTTGCTGAAGATGTTGGTGCTGGGAAGATAGATACGGCGTTCATTTTAGATAAATTTGAGAAGAGTTGCGGTATAAACCTTAAAAGAGATATTGGTTTAGACCTTTTCAATGATATTGACGTTGTGATTGACGACTTAACCACTGAGCATCCTGTTATTCCATCGGGTTGGCGTTGGTTAGACAATAAATTAGACGGTGGGTTCTTACAAAACGGTAGAGCATTGTATATATTTGCTGGGGAAACTAATGTAGGTAAGAGTATCTTCTTAGGTAACATAGCTAATAACATTGCTAAACAGGGTAAAACGGTTTTAATCGTATCATTAGAAATGAGCGAGTTAATTTATGCAAAAAGATTATCATCTAACATAACTAAGATACCTTTACGTACGTTAAAAACAGAAACCGTAACGTTGAAACAGCAAATTGATGAGATTGCTAAGGGTAATCCTAACTGTAAGATATTAATTAAGGAGTTTCCTCCTAGTACGGTAACTCCCCACGAAGTACAAAGCTTTATTAAGAACATTCAAAGCAAAGGCATTAAGATTGATGCAATTGTACTAGATTATGTTAACCTTTTAAAGAGTACTGTTGGTAATAATAGTTACGAACGTATAAAATATGCAACAGAACAGGTAAGAGCTATGAGTTATGTGTTTAGTTGCCCTATTATTACAGCTACTCAGTTAAATAGACAGGGCTTTGACGTAAAGAACCCTGGACTTGAAACAATATCTGAAAGTTATGGCTTGGCTGCAACGGCAGACGTTATTGTTAGTATATTTCAAGACGAAGAAGACAGAGAATTAGGCTGTGTTAAGCTGGGTATGATGAAGAATCGTTTCGGTGAGAACCATGGCACTACTATTATGAGGTTAGATTACCATACTTTAACAGTAAGTGAGGATGACTCCTTAATGAACCAAGGTGATCAAAGTAATATAACTAAAACACTCACAATGTTTAGTAATAGTTGATATAAAAAAAGGCTAATTAAATAAATTTTAGTTAGCTTATGGTAGAAGAAAAAAACATTATTAGGACTCCTTATTCAAGTATTGAAACAGAAGAACTTTCTCACGCTTTTTACAGCTTTTGTACGTTCTGTTATATGTACTATGGGAAGAAAATAAACTTTGCAACAATTTTTACCAAGCTTTTACAAGAAGAGAAACTAAGAACTCTGTATAAGATATCAATTTCAGAAAATAGTGATTTTGAAGCATTGAGAAAGTTCATTATATTTGAGCCTTCCATTACCAAATCAAAATATATTACGAAGATTATTAATAAGGGCAAGATTTTTTAGGAAAAACGATATAATAACGTCGTGACTGAAAAAGAAAAGTACATTTACAATTGTTACCTTGAGACGTCGCGTAAACTTAACAACCAGCCGTTCAGGTACAGGAAAAATTTTGACTCCTTTGAAGAAAAGGAAGAATATCCTTATATTGTTAAGTTAGCACAATTTTTTAATAGGTTTCCAAACATAAACATTAAAGACTTTTTTGAAGCACCTTTCTTTGTTTATGATGATAAGCATGTTGAGGTGAAATTTTATACTTCTCAAAAAGCTATCAAAGCTTATACCATATATGAGAGTAAGTTTTTAGTTGACACACCAGATCATCCACAGACTCTAGTTAAAATAAAAGATAGTTTTGTGTTTATTAGAGATTACTGTAACGAGAAACAAATTAAAGTAAAAAACTACGTCAACTATCAGCCAAAAGATAGCCAGTGGCATGAATTCATGATGCATTTAAAAAATAGAAACATTATAATATATTGTTTATTTGCATTTCCTGGGTTTGAAAAGATAGTACAAAGTTATGATAGTGATTTAAAGAGAGAAGTATTTGGCGACACATTTGGTAATTTAGGTTTTTATAGGGCTAAGTATTTTAGCAGCACAAAAGCAAAAAAATTATGCATTTTAATGTATAATAAGTTGACATCTGAAAACAATAACGTATAATATAGACAATTTTATGACAAACATGATTAGTAACTCATTATTCCAAAGTATTAAAGGTGCATTAGCACAAGATAACAATAGTAACGGGGTTGGCAATATTCTTAAGACTGAAGTAGGTAATACCTATACAGTAAGATTGTTACCCTTTTCAAAAGATCCTAAGAAAACATTTTTCCATTATTTTCAGCATGGCTGGACTAGTTTTGCAACTGGCCAGTATGTTGGCTCGTTAAGTTTACAAACGTTTGGTGAGCGTGATCCGATCGCTGAAGAACGTTTTCGTGTACTTCGTACTGGTACAGATGCTGAAAAAGAGAAGATCAAGGCAATTGGTAGAGCAGAAAAGTGGCTGGTCAATGTTTATGTCGTAAATGATCCAGTCAATGCTGAAAATAATGGTCAAGTTAAGATCTTACGGTATGGTAAGCAATTGCAAAAGATTATTCTCGATGCAATTGAGGGTGAAGATGCAGATGATTTGGGTGCACGTATCTTTGACTTAGGACCTAATGGTGTTAACTTAAAGATTAAGGTAGAAAAGCAAGGTGATTATCCAAGTTACGTCTCATCAAAGTTTTCAATGCCAACAGCTATTGCAGATCTAGATGATACTAAGGCTAGTAAGACATATGAAAGTGTATTTGAACTAGATAAAGTATTTCCTGCTAAGTCCTACGACGAACTTAAGACAATGTTAAATGAACATTATTATTGCACTGTAGTTAAGGATGAAGTTGATGTAATTGATAACAACCAACCTGAAGTTGTAACTAAAAAGCCAACTCCAGCCCCTGCTAAAGCAGATACTAATGATAGTGATATTGATAGCTTGTTAAAAGAACTTGATGCAACTAGCTAATGGATAAAAACGAACTAGATTTAGTAGTTGGTTTGATGGGAAGTACCTTCGGGGAATTAAAGCAGCTGGATAGCTCCATTATAGGAGCTTCCAGCACTTTAAACCGTAGAAGTGAAGAGGTAAAAAAACAACTTGCTGAAGTTATAAAGCAAGGTTTACCTCCACAACCACAAGTACAGCAAATACCACAATGGTCTCCTCCCCAGGTACAACAAATTCCTACTATATCACAACCGCAACAAATAGCACCTGTTGTACAACCAGTAAGTGATCCTAATCAATTTGAATTTGATTTTAGTAAAGTAACTAAGTACGAAGATATTATTGCTGAAATAAGTGAAGTAAAGAAAGAAATTAAAGCAATAAATGAAAAACTGGACGTTTTGTTACAAAAGAAAAAAAAAGTAACTGGTACTTAAGATTATTAGGTCTATAATAGACAAATGAAATTAAAAATAAAGAATAGAAAAGAGTTTCTAAGTAATGTACTTGGACCTATTTCTAATTTAAATGACTCTACTGTAATTAAAGTAGAAAAAAATAAAATTAGTAACATTACTGCATCTCAGGATGCTACTCTTGTACTATATTCTGAAACAGAATGTGAATCTGATATAGATCGTAATTTAAATGTAGGTGATATCAAAAAATTGGTACGCGTACTGGAATGCGTTGACTCAGATGAGTTAAATTTAGATTTAAACTCAAATAATTTGCAATACGTTAGTGATTCATTTAAATTTAAATATCATTTACTTGAAGATGGTATAATGAAGTTACCGTCCATTAATATTAAGAAGATAAATGATTTAAAGTTTGACATTACATTTAAAGTTACTGAAGCTAAACTAGCTACCTTGTTTAAAGGTGCAGCTTTTACAACCGATACTAATAAATTGTATGTTTATTTTGAGAATAATAAGATATATGGTGAGTTAGGTGATAGAAATGCTCAAAATTCTGATAATTTTCAAACAGTAATAGCAGATACCTTTACTGGTAGTGCTCTAACAAAGAGTATTCCTATTAAGTTTGAGACTTTTAGGCTTATAAATTATAGCAAATGTAATGAACTAGAGTTTGCTATAAATGCTGCTTACGGAGTGATAAAAATATCACTATCAAAAGGAAATACTAAATTGATTTATATAGTTTCAGCTTTAATTAATTAATATG